CGTCTATGCGATCACTCGCTAAGTTTTCTAGGGTACCTAGGAGGGGGAGGGGGCTTTCGTTTCATAAAGATCAATAGAAGAAGGCCAATTAAAACTATCAAAGCAATGTAGGTGTATTCCTTTTTCCATCTATAAACATTCTCCACTACTTTGGGAATGCTTATAGATTCTTCTTCGTCTTCTTCTTCTTCTTCGAGTGCAACTTTTGGAAGTCCCTCTAGTTTATCTGTAGAACATGTCATTTCAAATTTCAGTAAGTGATCTTGTTCCATGAAATCGTATGGAATTAGACGACCATGGCTCATATAAAAGAATTCTACATTGATTTCCTTGATTATCTTTTGGGGACCAGAGTGAAAATGATGAATTAAATGATCATCCGTACCATTGAAATTTATAAAGTCTGAACCATCTAGAAGTATATGTCCAGTATAGAATGGTGTTGATGTGTATACATGTTGATTGAACTCATCTGAACCCGAACTCAATCGAATAAGTAACGAGTTGGGACCGACGAGATTTATCGCCCCCGATGTTAGAACATTACTCGTAGATGAATAATCATTTGAACCGAAACCAATAATCTGATGAGGTGTCGTGACCGTAGAAGAATTGTTTATGTATCCATTCACACCTGTATTAAATTCAAAAGTAAAATTGTGATCTCCGGGAGTAGTATTTGAGAATGTAAATCGTTTTGTGTCTACGTCGAATGAAACACTGTTCACGTTAGACACTGGTGGGCCAAGTTGATTCTGTAAGTGCGTTGCGAGGTCATCTCCCGTGGGATAGTCTGCATTTTCTAGGGAAATCGTTTGACTGTCAATACTGAATGTATTATTGCTGGTACACACTGTCAATTGGGGGGTTGGGATACGAGCAGAAACGAGTTTAATTTCTGAAACATCGTAAATTGGATTTTCTAGGGTGATGCTATACGCATTCGGACTCGAGTATGTATTAGAATATTCATCAATGACATATGTACCTTCTGTATCATAATAGGAGTTTGAAGCAATCACATTGATTCCACGTTGACTACTATCTATATTGAGGTTATACACCTTCATTAAAATAGAGTGATACTATTTTAATGACTGTTTTTGTCTACTGTCTAAAATTCTTACTGATAGAGGCCATTTGCTAGGGGGTTGTTCTGGAGCTGACGCTTAGCAATGTCAAGATGGCAAGTGTTGGGATTGGCGTTACCCTTGTACGCGTTGAACTTATGGAATGATTTCTGCTGGTACTGCTGGGTCCAACCACCATTAGCAGCGTTCATGCGACCATCAACACGGGTCGTATCCGAACGAACCGTAGTGAGGGCACCACCTTGTTTGAGGGCACTCTCACGAACATTCATACGACCAGCGTTACCCATACGGTTAGGCTTACCACGACGATCATCTGGGCGGAAACCATACTTCATGAGCTCTTCGTTGGTCTTTGCGGTTACCTGAGCAGCAGCACTACCCGTGTACGCACCACGGAAGTTGGTGATACCTGGTTGCGCTTGGTTCTGGTAGTTGTACTGCTCATCATTGCGATCACTCTTGAAACGGGTTGGGTCCTGGGATACCGTTTGGGCAGAAATGAAACGCTTGGCCCCATTGAAACCGAGACCATCTGTGCGGAGACCAGTCTCTGAACGGTTCGTGGTACGCTTAGTCTTCTCATGTTCGTTACGGGGTACAACACCGGACATACCTTGAGCACGACCAGCCATTGTGGGGCGTCGAGAAGGGAGGAACGCAGTCGTATCAGGCTTGTTATGTGTGAGATCACCTATAACAGCTCCACGACCACCAGTGACATCAGCAGCTGGGCCGGAGCGACCTGGGAGAGTGGTTAATCTGTATGCACCAGCATTGACAGGATTGACCCTAAACATCTGTTGATAGCCACCAACAGCGGGGGTGTCAGCGCTCACACCAAGACCTGGACCGACAAGTTGCTTCTCGACAGGGGACAAGTTATTCATGTGACCCTGGTCATACATACGGTTGCGCATGTTCAAGATTTCCTGACCACCACTTCGTTGTTGCATAGTGATGTCACCAAAACTCTCCATCTCCCTCTTCTGAGGGACACCGAGGGGTATATCGAAATTATCATTTCGTATTTCTATAGGAGGAGGAGCTTTGACTACCGGTTTTTCAGCCTCCTTCACAGGGGGTGGAACAGACTTAGTACTCAAAGTTCGGCCAGCATACACTAGACCGGCCACAGCCATTAGCGAAATGGGATCAGCCATTCTTACTTCTTACCGACATTTTTATTAACGTACCTTTGCTGAAAGAGACCGTTCTGAACTTCGGCACGAGTGCTCGCTGGTTCATATCGCATGGTACGGAGAGGAGTCTTACACTCCATGTTGGATAGTGGGAAGAGATTACGCTCATAGGTTTGGACGAGATGCTTGTTGAAACGGGAAGTGGTTTGGGGACGGAGTTGGTCACTCGTGTCAATGTATTGGGCTGGTGAACCCTTACCAGCCATGTAGGGAGCAGTTCCATACAACATGGTGTTAGGGCGGCATCCACCGCAGTTGAGAGTACTGGGCTGGGGGTACACAAAAATTTCATCAGTGGCCTTCACTGGGGGAATAGCACCTTTGTTTTGAACTCTAGAAAGACCCGGCTGAAGCTGATACGCCATTTATTATTACACAAGAATATTAATCTAACTATACGTTCCGCCACCCCCTCGGACACTTCCACCACCACGGGGACCCCTGATGTCCCCATCATTCCCTATACCCGCAAACGCTTCGAGTTGGACACCACGGGCGTTGGGGTCACAGAATCGGGTATCACTCTTACACATGGGTCCATTCTTGGATCCATACAACCACTCCGCAAATGCCGTCTGGTCGCCTGGAATTTTAGACACCGGATTCGAAACAAATTGTCTATCCACACCATTTCGCATGTACTTGGGTAGAGGTGATCGCGAACGCCCCCCATCCATGGGAATCTGACCACTTGTGTAGTTATTCACAAAAGGTTTTACACTGGGATAATAACACGCCTCCAACCTGTTTGGGGCATCGGTGAAATCAGTGATAAGCACATTAGCCATAGGATTATCCTGTGTAGGCATCTGACAAGATGGTTCACCTTCAACTGTGTAACCATAGGTTTCTGTCACCATCTTCGACTTATAAAGAACAAAGATAACAGAGAGAATAGTTGCACCTAGAACGAATATCCTAGGGTCACGACGAATGATATAAATTAGACAACTCGCATAAATAACGAAACGAGAGGCGGCATTAATACGATCCTCTGGGGTTTGCTCACTTGTCGGCCAGAATTGTAAAGCTGCATCAGCCTTAATGAGCTGCTGAGGATCATCAAACCAAACCTTCATTTAGTATATGTTGAGGTTTATTTTTTTGGTAGACCACCAAGCATACTACTCATCATTTTCATAAGAGCATCCTGATTGAGTCCATCACCATCCCCATCTTGCATCTTATTGGCACAATCTTTAGCAATACCCTCAATCATCTTTAGGGTATCATCCGGAATTGAAGTGATTGTCGTACCAAGCATGTATAGAGTTTGGAGATACTGCCAAGTTGCAGACCTGGTAGCGGTAGACATGCGCTCCCAATAAGACTTGATATTGAGATCCTTGAGGAAGTCGATTGTATCAATCTCCTTGAGAAGGAATGATTCATCCTTCCCAGAAATCTTATCAGCGTATGGAGATACACCCTTCATGAAACCATCCACGACGAGACGTGGGTTTGTAGACTTCAGTAAATCGAATGAAGTCATCATCTTCTTAATGCCTTTTTCCTCTGGAAAAGTCTTGTGCAATTCCACAAGAAATTGACCCATCATATCGTTAAACGCAGTAACGGATGCCATTTTCTTATTATATCGGTGTACTCTTTAAGTTTAGAAAGGCTCGGTAGAAATAGCCTCTTTCTGTCCAATGCCACCTGATACGATGAAAAATACTAAGATCGCATTAAGAACGGCTGGTTTCGTGTATTTGTTAAGTTCCAATTTACCTTCATTATTGAGATGTGCCTTCAAGTGAATGTATGCCGCAGTGATACCTCCTGCAATGAGAGCAGCGCTCACAGGGTCACGAAGATAGTCGGATAGTTCCATTTAATTATACCGGGGATTTTTTGTACGCTGTTCAGGTGCGTCTCCAAATAATACATCATCATCTGCCTGGGGTTGGGGCTGAGGCTGGGGCTCGGGTTCCATCTCGGGCTCGGGCTCGGGCTCCATTTCAGGGGCCTGAACACCTGGGACAGTTTTGAACTCATTCTCAAGACCGGTGGGCTCGGGTTCCATCTCTGGCACAGGTTCCATCTCGGGCTCAGGTTCCATCTCGGTCTCCTCCTCACCATCGAACACCTCGGGATCGATACTATCTGCAATTTCCCCATCTAATGAGATGTCCCGAGAATCTTGTGACATGTACGTCTGGAGAATCTGTTGAATTGGGATAAGTTCCCTAACAGTACTCTCGATGCAGAGTGTAAATCGCCCTGTGAGCTTCTCATCCCTTAGATATTCACTCTGCTCTTCACTGAAAATACGAGGGTCTTTGTACAAATCCTTAGCAATGTTGTTGTAGCACGTCTGAATAAAAACTTCCTCAGTTGGAAGTTTTAGGGAAATCTTCTTGTTTTCAGCTTTGAGACGAACAGCCGAAAGAATCTTCGTGCAAGCAACAAACACGGCGGCAAGAAGGTCACTAAACCAAGAACACCTATCAGTGATATTGTCAGAGTGACGCTTAGACATGGCATTCGACCAATTGGGAACCTCTTTGAGGTGCTTCTGAAACATCATCAGAACCTGCTTCCCCTTTGAGGTCTTCACTGCTTCATTGTATATTTCCTGAAAAACTTCAATCATAGGTGGACACATAACGAGGCACATCTGTCCAAGGTACTCCTTTTTAGCCTCTACCATTATACTTAACGGGTCAGACATGATTATACGATTAAAGTGGTTTTTAAATTGAGAATTTACTACGCAGCTCTCCTGTATTTGTTCGCAATCTTCTTGAGGTTCATAAGATTTGGAAAATTGGTATCATCCTCTTCCTGTTCCTTCTTTTCCTTCTTCTTTTTTGGAACAACCCAAGAAATATAAATATCATGATCAGTCACAAGTTGAACCGTAAAACCACCAAGAACAAACTGCCTTGCGACGTATCGCGCAGCAGCACTCCTGTCAAACATTGGATATCCCAATAGAAATCCCGGAACTGTTAGGAATATTTGTTTGTGACCAAGTTCTACCGATTGTTTTATCTTAGAAGAAAACTGTTCATAAATTTTTTTGTAAATCTCTTTACGAAGCTGCTTTCGTTTGTCATCAATCTTAGTGACATCATCGATGCTTATCATTACAGTTACTGTAATTTATTTTTTACCGAATCCAACTCAGCCTTTGTGGGTGACGCTACTTCCCTGACCAACTTGTAATCGAGGAATTCTTTACCATCAGAACCTTCAGAGAACGCCTTCACGTCACTTGGTACCTGAACACCAAGAGGCTGGGAGCGAAGAGAAATGAGAGTGACCTTACCACTCTTCTCAACCTCATAGGAAGCAACGACTGAGAAACCAAACGAAAAGCCACCCTTCTTTACAGCCATGAACATACACTCGTAGATATCATTCTGCTCACCTTTGTAATGCCGAACAGTTGTCGTCTCGATAATGTACGTACAGATACCTGTGCGCTTGGAGATTTCTTTGTTGGCTTGGAGTACAAACTCCTCCATATTATCATTATCAACACTCGCCTCAACCTCTGTATATTTGGAAAGGTCTGCTCTGGGATCGTCAAGTTTTATAACTCCTACTGGTTTTGTGTATCCTGAAAGACCAAACGCTTCGGTGAAAGATTCACGAGAAGTTGTGATATAAACCACTAACACGAGAAGGACGATCACAATCAAGTAATTCATATTTACTATAATGCGTTAATTTTTTTTTACAAAATACCCTATAGATAATAGATGTCGCTCCTGATATATAGTCCAAGATGCAAACACTCGATGGATGTTATCGAATACATTAACAAAGTTCCCCAGCTGAAGCAGATCATAAGTTATCATAATATCAATACACAGGGTATTCCACAAAATTATAAGAATAAGATTAATCGTGTCCCCACTATGCTCACGAAGAATGGTAAGATCCTCGTAGGTAACGAGATCAAGAACTGGCTCGATTCTCTCTTACCAAAGAAAGAGGTCGAGAATGGTTCGATTGGTGGATTTGGTGGGTCTATGTTCAGTCTTGAGGGTGGTGAAAACAACTCGGATATGTTTTGTCTTGATGATTACGGACAATCTCTCCAACCCGCAATGACAAAGGAACTGGAAGAAAAGATCAATCGTGAAGTGTCAAAAGGTGTGGCGTATACAGATTTAAAGACGTAACACGCATGTCATAATAGATATGAAACTTGTTACGATACAAGCTTCAGCTTTTAAGTCTACATTTGAAGTACTCAAGGATATTCTGAATGATGTGAATATCTACTTCAGGCCAGATGGAATGTATGTCGTAACTTTGGATACTGCGAGAACCTCCCTTATTGATATGTATCTTTCGGCTGATAACTTTGAAGAATATCACTGTGACCAGGAAGAGATTATCGCTGGTATCAATATTTCAAACACTTTCAAACTTCTGAAGACAATCACTAACAATGATGTTCTCAAGATGGCGATCAACTCCA